GCCATGTTGTATTTACTTTATTATAAATATCGTTAATTAAAAATTATCCAGTAAATGTTGCACCAGTTGGTGCAATTGTAAAGTCAAGTACTATAAATTCTGCTGTTTTAGCTGGCTGAATAAAGATTTGACGTACTAATTGATTTCTATCTACAACATCTGCGGTGTTATTAGTATCGTCCATCACTACTCTGTAAGCATAAAGACCTTGTCTTTGTACTACTGATTCTAAGTATGGATTTACGTTAGCTAAGAATCTATTTCTTGTTGCAATTGTATTTTGCTCAAATACTAGATTGCTAGCTTGATCTCCTAAGAACTTCTTAAGAGCTATTAATAATCTTCTTACGTTTACTCTATCAAGAGCAGAAGCTTTAGTTTGTAAAGTCTTTTGACCAAATACTGCAATACCTTGACCTGGGAAAGTAGCTATTGGGTTAACTTTACCTGCATATAGAGTATCTCTTTGAACTCTACTTAATTTTTGCTCTGCTTGTATTACTCCTGCAATACCTCCTCTTACTAGACCTGCTGGTGCGAACCAAGGTGCTGCTGCACTATCGTTAAATGCATATACTCCTGGTACTACACACGAAGCTGGTGCCCATTGTAATCCTGCTCCTCCACTTAACTGTACCCAAGGCCAGTAAGCAGCTGCATAAGAACTATTTAACTTTTTAGCTTCAGTTACTATATTTGAAGTTGTATCACCATATCCTACTAAATCAATAAGTGCTATACAATCACTTCTTGTTTCTGCTGCAGATACTAAAGAGTCAATAACTGTTGCATGAGTAGCAAATTTATAAACTAATCCTGGTGCTGACATTACATTAATTACATACTCATCTTTATTTTGAAGAATAGTAATTGCATCAGAATAATCTCCTGCTATTAATCCTTGTGTATCAGTATTGGAAATTCCATCATTAAAGTTCATAGATGCTTTAACTATACTTCCTACACCATTATAGAAAGATCCTGATTCTTCAGCTGGTAAAGATGCTGAATAAGAATTAGTACCGTCACTATTTACTGTAAATCCGTCAGCAGCTACATAATCTATAGTTGGTTTAGCTACTTCTGCTACATAAACATATTTAGATTTGTTAACATAGTTTCCTGATGTTTTCACAAATTTTAAGTTTCCATCTGTAGCAACTGTAGTAACTTGATTACCAATTACTTTTTCAATATAGTTATCTGAATTAGGATCTAAATTTACATTATTATATTGCTCTAAAATTACTTTATTAGAATGATTATCATTACCTCTTCTAATTAATAATGTAAATGTACCGTTATCATTATCTTTATTTCTTACTTCCCATCTAATATTATCTTTAGATCCTGATTCCATTGCTCCACCGCTTCCTGCAATTTCATCACCGTGGTCAGTAGCAGATGTACCGTTATTATATATTGTACCTTTACCGTGAGTTTTTAATTTAAATGGTACTCCTGATATCAATGAGCAAGTAACAGCAGCTGATTCTGCTGAAGTCCATGTAGCTGATGCTGAAACTACTCTAGTAATAAGAGCTGAATTTCCTCCTTGTTGAAAGAAGTTTTTCACAGCTAGTGAAGTCATAAATTCTTTATTTACTGAAGCTGAAGCGAAAGTCTCTCCAAATACAGCTTTGTATTCGTTATAGGAAGTAACTACAGTAGGTTGCTCTACCGGTCCTTTAACTGTTGGTCCTATAAATGCTGAGCTAGCATCTACCGGTGCTGGCGTTACAAAGGAAATATCGTTTTCTCTCGTAAATACACCTGGGGAAATAATTTGTTCTGCCATGTCTGGTCTAATTTATTATTTAGTTTATTATAAATATCGTTTAGGAATGTAAAACAGTGTTGTAAAAAATGTTTTTACTTCTCTTATATAAATAGTGAAGGAGGATGTAAAAACCCTCCTAAACTAAAAATTGTATTTAGACCGTAGAAAATTACTCAGAAACTTCTTCAGCTACTGGTTCCTCTTCTTTCGGAGCAGGTATAAATTCTCCTTTATTAAGATCTATAGAACCTATACCGTACTTATCTTCTAAAGATTTAGCAAGTTCTTTTTCTTCTTCTCTTAATTCGAAAAGGAATTTTTCTGCGTTTTCTCTTCGCTCCTCTAGTCCAATATTTGCTAATTCAATAGAACCTAGCTCATTTACTAAAGCAGCATTTTTTTGTTGAAGTTCTTGTAAACTTTTTACTTCTTCTTCTGTTAGCTTTGTATTTGCCATAATTTTAAAACTTTAATTTTATTTTAATCGATTAATAATATAATAATATACGAATACTTTTTTAATTTTCCAACTAACTTTCTATATATTTAGTTACAGTAGTAGGTGTTTGTTGTTCAGTAATATTAGCTTTTATATTTTCTTTATATTCTGATACTTTACTGCTTCCTAAAGAACCAGTAACCCAGTTTCTTATATCGTTATTAGTTAGTAAACTAAATTCAGTAAAATTAGATAGATCGTTCGTATCTATATGTGTGAATCCTACTATTTCGTTAGTATATTCAACACCATCTTTACTTTCTTTACCTACAAGTTTCCAATGTACAGTGTGTATTACATCATTTTTCCTATTAACAGGAGTTTGTGAATCACTAAACACTGGATAGGTATCAACAGTTTTACAGTCCCAAGTATATTTTACAGCCATTTACTTATTTTATTATAAATAGTATTAATAATTCAATTAGCCTATTCCTGTTAATAAACCTTTTTCAAAAGATAAAGTAACTGTAGATCCTTTAGTATTTATTTGTACTACTTGATCTCCTGTATGTTTCTTACTAGTACTATCTGTACCTGCTATATCTTTAATGAAAGCATGTAATTTAGCTATTTCAGCTCTTAAATCTTCTATTTGTTTTAAGTAAAATTTAGCTCTTAAAAATTCTGCTTCATCATTTATTAATATAGAAGGATCTGTAGCAGCATCAATTGCTGATTTAGTAGTTGAATCCATTACTAATGCTCCATTACTAATTTTTGCTTTTTGTCCTTTTGCAGCCATATCAGATAATTCTGATACAGAAGCTGCTTTTGTTAGTTCTTTTTTTCCAAATGTATTGTCTATTGTTGCCATGTAATATAATTTTTAGAATTGGAAGACTGCTACTGCATTCCAATTTGTTGATGTTGAAGTAGAACATTGTATACCAAATGCCCAAGCATTATCATCCCCAGCTGTACCGTTCATATGTATTCCTAAATTCATTGGTATCCATGTATTTCTATTTGCTACTCCTATACTGAAGCTATATGATGCTACTTGAGCATAACTAGTAGGAGAATCTGCATCATATACTCTCATTGTATTATTACTTCTTACTGCATTCGCTTGTATTGACATACCTACTAATCTACCTGGTTTAGGCATACATAGTCTTTGGTTATAACTAGCTGTCCCAGTAAGGAATCCTGAATAAAGTGCTAAATATCTTAAGGAAGTAGTATTAGTAAAGAATGCAAATTGATGTGTCATTCTTGTATCTGCCATATAAGTTATACAAGAACCTCCTGAACCTTCTCCTGGAGGTGTTTGCCATGAAGCGTCTGTATGATAAGTTATAGAAGCATTTTCTGAAGAATCTCCATCTATATTATCTTCATATACTAATGCATCTTCGAATAATTGTACTAAACCGTACTGTCCTTTTTTCTTAATCCATAATTGAATATCATTATCTCCTTCTACTCTTAAAATAAAACTATCTTCAGCTAACATTGGAGAAGTTGAAGTATTAGAAGAAGCATCAAAATTAGATACATTAGTAGATAAATCTAATATACTAACATCTGCTATTTGTAATTCCTCTGAATCAGTAGATTTTCTTAATTTTACTTTAATTCTAGCATAACAACCTGATGCTGATGTTTCTTCGGCTAATACAGTATAAATTGCAACTAAGTCATTACTATTAGTATCACTAAGGTCAAATGTTACAAATTTAGCAGCTTCATCAGTACCGCCGGAAGAAACTGTTTGATTAGAATAAGCGTTAGGTTTTCTTCTTAATGCTGTATGTGTTATACCTCCTACTACATCTAATTTAGGAGTAATACCTGCAGTATCGGTAACGCTTGTTGTTCCTATTCCTGCATTACCAGAATCATTAATAATCATTGCAACACCGGAATTAAAAGAATTATTATTTACACCAAATTTAATTCCTTTACCAGCACCTCCTTGAATCATCATATCAGCTCCTGTATATCCTGCAAATCCTCTTGTATTAGCAAATCTTATATATGTTTGTGTATTACTATCGTTACCTATACTAACTGCATCTGCTGTACCTCTTACTTCTAATAAATGACCAGGACTATTGGTTCCTATACCGACATACCCTCGGTAATCAACTCTAAATCGTTCTGCTAAACCTGTTGGGGTCGGACCTGCTCCAGTTGAATTATTTGTATATACTACAAATGCTCCTTCGCCTTCTTTTTCTTGAGAATTTGCATCTCCGTTTGGACCTACTTCTGCTCCTATCCTTACTTGAGGTATTTCGTTAGTATTAGAATCAGTAAATTGAAAATCAATAAAGGTCTTTTGTTGGCTGAGATCATTGCCAACATAGTTCCATAATCTAGTTAATGTTGTTCCAGTTGTTGTTCCTGATGTATCTGTTGAGGCATATACATCTAAAGTATGACCAGGACTACTGGTTCCTATACCAACAACACGTCCATGGGAAGTACTACCTGACACATATAATCCTGTTTCAGATCCAGAAGATACTTCAAAATATTTTTTCACCTTCAAGTCTGCTGCTCCATCATGATGAGTAGTTAAGACTACATCATCATCTAAGTATCCAGAGAATCCAATAGTATTAGACTGTCCATTTCTACCCATATAAACTTGTGTAGACCATAAACTAGACGTACCGGATAAATGTAAATTACCTGATCCTGAATCACTAGCATCAGCTCTTAAGAATGATGATGCATGTAAACTATCTACTGTATCAGCATTATCGGCTGAAGTAGCATTAGCAACTGTACCATCTATACTAGCTGCAGCTACATAAGATGCTGTAGCAGCTGTACCTGAAAGAGTACCGTGTAAAGTATCTGCATAAACGTTTGAAAATCTTTTACTATTTGTACCTATGTTAAAATTTGAATCAGTTTCTGTTGTTATATTTCCATTAAAATTAACACTTCTCATAGTAGCACTAGTGCCACTTAATTGTAAACCTACAACACCCGCTGTAACAAAATCAAGAACATTATCCGATGATTCTTGTATATAGTTGTTTGTACCATCATCAGTAAAAAATAATTTTGCGCTACCTGATAATTTTAAATTTCTAGAAGTATCAATAGTCAAAGCAGTAGTACTATTGGTTTGTAATATTAGGTTAGCAGATGTTGTAGTTCTAACAGTACCTGTACCAGCTGTAAAGCTTAATCTTCTGTTAGTACCTGTAATCAATAAATCTGTAGAACCTCTTACCATTACATCACCGCTAATAGCAAATCTTTCGCTACCTCCAGCATAAACATGTACAGGATAGGATGGATCTGCTGTACCTATACCTACTTCAGAACCTGTAACTACGAGTGTATTAGATCCGTATGTACCCATTGTAACTCTATCAGCAGAATCTACCTCTAAGATAGGCGTACCCGAGATATCACTTACTTTAAATAAAGATCCTGATAATTGATCAGTAACAGAGAATAATTGACCTTGAGAACCTTCTACAGACAGTATTGTACTACCTGATCCTTCTATAGTAACTACATCGTTAGTACCTGATACATGTAATAGAGCTGTTGGGGAAGTAGTTCCGATACCTATTCTACTTGTAGATGCATCTGCAGCAAATAAAACATTCCCAGATGTATCAAAAGTATGAAAATCACTATTCTGTGTAACACCGAAAGCTAACGCAGAAGAATCTGGTCTTGTAAAATATAATCCAGATGTTCCATGAATTATACGATAAGTTTCTTGACCGGTTCTTGTAAAATGTACTGCATCTGATGTGCTATCTATATGTAATTTTGAACTAGGTGAAGTAGTTCCTATTCCAACGTTACCGGAAGAAGATATAAACATTCTCACT